GCTGCACTTAATCCAGACCCAGTTTCATTTACAGCCATAGTAACTTTAAATTGATTGGCGTTTACTACCTCTGTTACTTCAAATGTATTGGTTGTAAAATCACTTGCCGTTAAACTTGTTCCAGAACCAGGCATTGTTACACTCGAAAATATAATTAAATCGCCCTCTACAACAGTATGAGAAGTTTTATTAACAGCAACCACAGCCGAACCATTTGTGGATGTAAAAGTAGCTCCTGTTTCTGTAGTTTCTAAGGGTGAGATATCATAAAAGGCACCATCGTAATATACAAATAAACCTTTGTTAGTTCCCAAAGCAATATATCTATTACTGTTTACGTCAGTCCAAATATGTATTTCTCTTGCAACTCCTGGCAATGTCTTGCCAATATTATCTGCCCACCCTCCTATTTTTTCAGGTAAGCCATATCTAAATCTTACAAAGTCTCCATCTACCCAAGAATAATCTGCAGATGCTTTTGTAACTTGTTTATTAAAACCAGGGCGAAAGGGTATATTTATTAAAGCCATTAGAAGTCCAACCAACCTGTGGTGGCGTCTCCTGTATAAACTAAATTAGCACCCGTGCCAGCAACATTTAAAGTTACATCAGAAGAGGCATTTCTTATATTAGAGCCATTTCTCGCAATAATTAAATTACCATTGTTAAAATTATACCCTTTATCAACAATCTGAACTGTGTCTCCTGCAGCTGGTGACGCAGGTAACGTAACTGTAAAACCTGAAGAAGAGGTGTCTGCTAAAATTAACGCACCGCTTTGAACTGTTTCCGATGCAGTAATGGATCGCCAGTTAGCTGTTTCATGGTCTTTAATTATATCAGTAGCATTAGAATGACAAATGTAATTGTTACCCTCGCACAATAAGAATCCTGTTTGTCCTGTTACTTTAAATGTAAGTGTATTACCAGCATGATCGGTTCCATCTAAAACATTAAAAAACTTTTCAGTGCCAGACGGAAAGTTTACAGTTCGGTTTGCCGCTAAAGTACCTGTGAATTGTAAGGTAATGTTTTTGCCATTTGATATCGCATGTTGGCTCATAGTTAAAGTTACATCACCAGATGCAACATCAATTGCTTGAAACCCTGCAATTGCTTGTTCTACTATTTGTAAGTTAGTATTAGTCTTCGTACCCCATGTACCCGAGTTTGCACCCGTTGCCATTAGTTCTAGTTTTAAATCTGTAGATGTAGTGGATGTCATATAATTCTCCTAATCTAATATAACTTAATTAAGCTGCAACTTCAACTTCTGTCCATGTTTGACTTGTGCCTTTACTTACATCATTCCATATTATTGAGTTTGGTGAACCAACACTAAGTGTCCCGTCAATACCAGTGGGTGAAATTACAGCAGTACCTGTAATAGTTAAACTACCAATACTCATAGCTTGAGATAAACCTGTAACAGCATATACAGCTACTGCGTCAACTGTACCCAGACTCATAGATGCAGCTACACCTGTTGCTTCTGCAACATTTAATAATTCTACAGTACCTACTGAAAATCCTAATTGTCCTGCAGTTGTAACATCTACAGGTGTAACTAATTGTGCACTTACTGTCCCTAATGCTGTGGTTAAAGGTAAACTCGTTGCAGTAATTACTGGATCACCAACACCTACTGATGAAAAAGCAGATTGTCCAAAGGCAACTGTTCCGAAAAACATAAGCTACCCCTTAACTGCTAGGCTTAGTAGGAAAGTTTTTATACGAACCATCAGTATCTCTTTCTAATTTAGTTCGTGTTTTTTCAACAGTATCTAAACCACTCGTAATATCTCTTAATGCTTGTCTATAAGTTTTCATAGCATCACTCATAGTTACATCTGACATACCAAAGTAGTCTGTTTCTTGTAATAGACCTAACCTTATACTTCTTATAAATTCTAAGTTTCTATCTTTCTCACCATCAGACCATGCCTTTTCTTCTGCTTCTCTTGCAGTCGTTTCAGCATCTGTCATAGCTACTTTTTCTCCATTAACTATTTTATAAAGTGTTGCCATAGTTTATTCCTTTCTTTTAAGATTTAACAACTCCATACATATTTATTTCACCAGATTCTAAATTCCCAGAACTGAATAAAAATTGAACTGCATCTACATCTGCTGTTGCCATTCTTGCTCCAGAACCAAACTGTGGTCTCATTGAACCCTCACTATATATAGCTGTTCCTTGATAAGACATAGTTGTAAAAAGTGAACTATTAGAGGGTTGGTATAATTGCAGTATTAAGGAAATTCCTTCTCCAGAAGCAGAACCTATATTAACAGAACCTTGATTGAGACCCATAAAAGTAGAATCTACTGAACCAGTAGCTTCAAAACTATTACCATTGTTTACAGCACAGCTTCTGGTATCATAATCACTAGAACCACTATCGTAACTAGAACCACCATCTGTTGATGTTCTCATGTATAATTGCACACCATCACTAACTGGCACTACATTATTTAACATAAATATATATGTTTCGTATGTGCTATCTATACCAGTAAAAGCAGTTGATGCAACATTTGATAATGTAACACCAGATATAAACACTAGACCACCAGTTGAAAAAGGTAATGCTGTTACACTTGATAAAGTATTATTATTTGCTCTTAAAACTGCCATAATTTTCTCCTATGAATCCACTATTCCGTAACACCTAATAACACCACCCTCAAAAGTACCACTATTTGGAAAGAATCTAATAAAGTTTGTAGCCAAAGGTTCACTTTGTGCAGATGCTCCAGTTAGAAATGTTAATGATTCATCAGTATATCCTGTGTTTCTGTCTGCAATAGTTATAAATTGATATTCCATTCTGGTTTGCATACTACTTGTTGTGGGGTCATATAAAAACATTTTTCCATACAAACCTTCTCCAGCGGCATTTCCTTGGTAAACACCATTTGCTCTGCCTAGTCTTAATTCAGCAACTGTTCCTTCTGAACGATAACTTGTTGTGCCACCCTCGTTTACTCTCCAGTTAGCTGTTCTATAACCACTTGAGGGAATAGTGCTTCCATTATCTGCTGAAAGTCTCGCAACTATGCTTTCTGAACCACTTGAAACCGAATCAAAAACTGCTTCAAAAACAAACATATATGCTCCATATGTAGTAGTTAAAATACTACTGTTAAAATCAACTGCTGAAGTACCACTACTAATTGTTCCACTTGTAGCTAAAAACTGTAAACCACCACTTGGGGTATCAACAAAACTTAATTGTCCTACTGCACTTGTACCACTTCCTGTAATAGAAGCCACTTTCATAATCTTATCTGCGGCAATATTCTCCGTTGGCAATTTAATCGTATATCCTTGTCCAGCAGAATGAGCTGGACTTGCAATCTTTACCCCATGGGAATTTTGTGAGCAATTAAGTTGAACAGTACCATCAGTCGTGCCATCACCTTTAATTGACAAACCAGCCGCACTTGATGTAGATACAAAGTTTGTCTTAGCATTGGTAACTGTCGCATCTGACGGAGTTCCCACATTTAAAACATCGCCTAAAATTATGATGCTGTTTATTACATCTCCAGTTACCAAAGCAGAAGTAAAGGTAATCGTTGAACCAGATATTGTATAGTTTGTGGTAGGACTTTGTAATATACCATTGACAGTAACTAACATTTGATTAGCACTTTCTGGACTAAAATTTGCTCCATCTAATTGCATTGTATAAGCCGCTTGAGCATTAACTGTACTGATAGCATCAAGTTTTTGAAATGCTCCAGATGTCGGTAATTTTCCTAAATAAGGCATAGTTTATTCCTTTGGGTTTGCATCTTTAATAGTTTTTATTCTTGCTTTCCAAGCATCAATATCAGTATATATTTCATCAAGTTGGTCTCCAATATCTCCATATAAACTTTTTCGTGTTTCTCTAACTTCATGATTTTTTTCTTCTGTGTTACCAGCAGTTTCATAGGAAGATAATTGAGAGTCTGAGGGTTTTGCTACTGAATCAATATTCCATTCAGCAATATAATCTCCACTTCCATCATTACGAAGTATAACATCTTTAAGAAAATCTATTGTTGTAACAGAATTTGCTTTTAAATATAAAGTTACTTTGGTTGCAAGACTAGGCAATTTGAAATCCTCCAAATGTTGTTTTCGTGGTTTTAATATCTGATGTACCTGCAAGATTTTTTGAAGAACCTGCATCATGATATATAGCCATTCCCATTGTGCTATTTTGTGTCATTTGAAAGATACAAGCAACAGTCATAGCTTGGTCGCTGGTTGCCGCTCCACTACCAACACTTCCTGTGCCAGACCATAATTGTTGTCCAGTATAAGAAGCATCACCAGCAATCGTATGATTAAAATAAGCTGAAAATCTTTGTGTACCTATTGCATACATATATAAATTTGCATAGAAAAAATACTTACCATCAGAGGGTGCAGTAAATACATTACTAGCGAAATCACTACCTATATCAAATTCTTCACTACCAAATGGTAATGCTGTTGTTGTTGTATTTGCAATACTAAAATCACTATTATTCCATGCTCTAAATGCCACACTTGATGTAAATGAAGTTGCCTTGATTAAAGAGTAATCTATTCGTTTAATTACACCAGCATCGGACAATAAAAATTCGTCTGTGTCCGCAGGAGCCACTCCTAATTCTGTTTGACCACTAATAACATCTGCATTAAATTTTGCACCCGTAACTGCATTTGCCGCTATTTTTGCAGTAGATACTGCACTATCTGCCATATTGGCAGTATTAACGCTACCAGTAGGTGCGGGTGAAATACCTAAATAGGGCATATTACGCTAGCTCCATAATACTTAAAGCAGCATCTATCTTTGACGCTACATCGCAATCAATTAATACATCGTCTGTTGTTTGTAATACAATTTTATTACCTGACATAATTTCTAATGAAGAACCTGCAGGTATACTTACATTCTTAGCTATAAATACATCTTCGTTTGAATTTGGATTACCCCCAGAAGTTGATGACGTTATTTTTACACTTGCTGTTCTAGCAGAAGTGTCAATGTTACATAACAAAAGACCAATGACCACAGCCGTTGTACTACTTGGAACAGTATACAAGGCTAAAGGTGTACCTGCTGAAGCAGGCATTGCTGCATTAGTTACAAGTTTAAATGTGTTTGTTGCCATTTTTTTCTCCTATGCTAATGCTATTGATAAAGCAGTTATATCTATATTATTTACAGATGTGTTTGCCGGTAAACCAACAGATGTAGCTGTATCCAATACTAATGCTCTACTTGCAGGTAATGTACAAAAAACATCTTTTGTTCCGGCACTAAAATTCACGGCACTATCACTATTAGAACTTGAGATTACACTCGTTCTTGTTAAATCGGAACTGTCTCCGTCTAATGTACCAAACCCAACTTCAAACTCTGCATTAGCTTGATGAGCAATACAATAATAAGTTGT